CAATTAATTAATGATCCAGAGAAAGCTGCGATCTATGCACAAATAATGGGAATGGCAAATGGAAATCAAAACAATACTACCCCTCCTGGAGGACAAGGTCAAATGGGACAGGCTAGCCCAATACCTGCAGGAGCTTCGCCAACAGATCCAACAGGAGCTGGAGGTGGCAACATCGGAACAGGCAATGTACCGATGCCAGGGGAAACTGGCTTTACTTCGCCAGATATTAAACCTCCAACAAGCGAACAAAAACAATAAAGATGGCAAAAACATTTAATCCTCAAAGAGTAGGCGGTGGAACTTTTTCTCTAGTAAGAGATTCACAGGGTAATTATAGTTTAAAAGAAACTGGGTTTGATAAAGTAGTTTCATTACCTATGATTGAACTTGGTCAAACTGCACAAACAACAACAGCAAAACAAACTAAAACAGCTTCACAATTAACAGGACAAACTGCACAAGCATTAACTAGTGGTGCTACAACTGGTGGTGGTGGAGGTGGTGGTGCTTTTCAATTTACTGATGTTAGTCCTTATAAACTTCAACAACAAGGAGAGGATGTTAGTAAAAGATTAACAGATATTGATAGTGGTAGAGGTGGAACTAGTGCTAGTGCATTGGCAAGACAAACTGCAAATATGGGAGTAAGTGTTGATAGTGGTAGAGGTGGAACTAGTGCTAGTGCTTTAGCAAGACAGCGTGCTAATGAAGATACAGGTGCTTTAGATTTAGCTGAGATGGACACTACTAAAACTTTAGATATTAAAGATACATCTGAAACATTAGATAAACCATTTAAAGGGACTGGTACTATGACTACTTCACAAAGAAGTAAATTAACCAAGGGAACAAGAGTAGGTCCAGGCACTATAAAAAGTAGAATGGCTGCAGAAAGAGATACTGATATAGGTACAATGGATACTGGAACACTTGGTATATCTTCTGATAGAGATACTGATATAGGTACAATGAAGACTAGTACACTTGGTATTAAACCAACTGTAGGTTCATTCGGACAAGACCCTACATCACTAGTAGGTGGTACAGATTTAGAAGCTGATGCAGGTACAGAAGCTCAATTAGGAATTAAAAAAGCACCAACTCCTATAGATCAATTAAAAGAATCAGGTAGACAAATTAAAAAAACTGTTGATAGTATTTTACAACCTGGTGCAGCTATAAAAGTTGTTGGTAAAATGGCTGGTGCAGTAGCAGGTGCAATTTTTGGTAGAAAAGAAGATTTATCCCCTACTGACCAATTTAAAATGGATTATTTTAAAACTAATTTTGATTTAGGATCATCTAGAGATCCTGGTAGAATAGTTGGTAATCCTCAGACAAATGTATTTGCAGGTATGAATAGAAACTCTGCATTTGGTAATTTAGGTCAATCTGGTCAAAATAGAGTAGATAGAGTTGCAGGATATGCTGCTAAAAATCGTGCAAAAGCAGAGGCAGCTAGAAAAGCTGGTAATATAGCAAAGGCTAAAAAATACGAAGAAAAAGCTAAAAGACAAGAAGATAAAGCTCGTACATTTCAAAATCAAGTAAATAAATATAATAGTGATAAAAATACTGAGTTAGAGAAAAAAAGAAAAGAAAAAGCACAAAATCCTAATTTAAGAGCAGGTGCTGATAGTGGTCCAGGTAGTGGAAGAGATAGCGGTAAAAGTATAGTTTGCACAGCTATGTATCAAACTACAGGATTACAAGATTGGTCTAAAGCAATGAAGATATGGTACATATATCAAAAAAAATATTTAACTTTACAGCATCAAGAAGGTTATCACAAATTATTTAAACCTTTTGTAAAAGGTATGCATAAAAGTAATATTATAAAAGCAATAGGTGCACACTTTGCAAAACACAGAACACAGCATTTAAAACATGTAATGTTTAATAGTAAACCTTCTTTATTAGGAAAAATTTATAATAAAATATTAGAACCAATTTGTTACTGGGCAGGGAGTAAATAATGGCTATAGATGATATGAAAGGTAATGTTACAAAAGGTAGAGTAACTATGACTGGTAGAATGGATGATAAACCAACTACAATAAATGCACCTAATTTATCTGGAATGAATAAATTATTTACAAAAAGAAAACCACCTGCAACAACAAAAACTATGGAAGATTCACAACCAGTAAGTGATTTAGTAAGTAAAGTACAAAATTTACCAGATGAAGATAAGGCTGTTTTATCAGCAGTTTTATCTCCATCTGTTAGTAATGCTCTCGCAAAAATAGTTCCTGAGTTAGCTCCTCTTGCAGAAGCTGCAGGATCTAAAGAAGAGAATGTTATTATACCTGTATCTATGTTCAAAAACTTTGCAACAAAAAGATACAGTGGTGATGAAAGACAAGCAGTAGAAAGTTTTGTTACTGATTTGTCTGGAGACATGATGGGTCAACAAACTGTGCCACCTGATATGGCAATGGCTGAAACACCAGAATCTGGTTTTGAAGAAGAGTTCGAAAGAATTGACGAAGCTAGAGATGATATAGCTGGAGAAGACATAGCCTAATATCAGCCCACAATATGGAATAGAGCTACCCTTACCCATAAGGCACTCAACCAATAGGTAAAAATAATGGAAGAAGAAAAAAAAGTTTCTGAAGAAACTAAAGCTATTATGCAAAAAGCAAATCCTTACAGCAAAGTCAGAGAAGAAGATGATGCTGAAACTGAAGCATTTGCAAAAGGTGAATTAGCTAAGTTTCAAAGGGAACAAAAAGAAAAGGAAGCAAACGCAGCAACCGAACAGAAGGACACCGATGCATCTGAAGAGACTGCAGACAACACAGATAGTAAGGCTACTCCTATCGCTGAACGCCCTGCCAAAGCTGAAGATCGTGTTTTTAAGAAACGTTATGACGATTTGAAAAAACACTATGATTCTACAATTAGTAAACACAAGGAAGAACTTCAATCTTTGCGTACACAATTAGAATCAAGTACTAAACAATTTGTGCCACCTAAATCACAAGAAGAGTTAGAGGCATGGAGAAAAGAGTACCCTGATGTTTATGATATGGTTGAAACCATAGCGATAAATAAAGCAACTACTCAAACTGCAGATCTTGAAAATAAATACAAAGACTTACAACTCCAACAAGAACAGATTGCAAAAGAAAAAGCTGAAGTAGAACTTTTAAAAGTTCACCCCGATTTTCATACTCTTAGACAAGAAGATGATTTTCATGCATGGGCTGAACAACAAGATCCTACTATTCAAAGTTGGTTGTATGAAAATACATCTAACTCTAAGTTAGCTGCTAGAGCTATTGATCTATATAAAATGGATCGTGGTATTAGTAAGTTAACTAAAAAAGAAGAAAAGGATGTTAAAAAAGAAGCTGCTAAAGCAATTTCTAAAACTAAGAAAAGTACTGATACTGATGTACCTAAGAAAAAAATCTGGACAACTAGTGAGATTGGTAAATTAAAAGCTCATGAGTATGATAGATTAGAAAAGGAGATTGACCTTGCTCGTTTAGAAGGTAGGATTGAACAACGTTAAACAATCTAACTAAACAATAAGGAGAAGCAATATGGCTTTTACTAACGCTTCGGGGTATCAAAACCTTGCACAAGGTAATTTTACTCCACAGATCTTTAGTCAGAAAGTTCAAAAGTTCTTCAGAAGAGCATCAGTGGT